AGGCGTGTAAGGAGCGCGGCAATGGGAAGTAACTCGAAGATTGAATGGACGAGGCACACATTTAACGCTTGGGTTGGCTGTTCCAAGGTAAGCGCGGGTTGTACCCGATGTTATGCCGAATCGCTGGCAAAGCGCACCGGATTGGCGATTTGGGGTGATTCCGGTACGCGGCATGTCACCTCAGACGCCTATTGGCAGGAGCCATATAAATGGGCAACCGCTGCGAGCATGTTTGGCGAGAGGCATCGCGTATTCTGCAATTCGCTAGCGGATGTGTTCGAGGATCGACCGGACCTTTCCGCGCCCCGTCATCGACTCTGGCGATTGATTCTCGACACACGTCATTCGCTTGATTGGTTGCTGCTGACGAAGCGGCCCGAGAACTTCAACATGATACCGCTCTCATTGGCGGATTCAGTCTGGCTCGGCGTCTCCGTGGAGGACCAGGCGACAGCCGACGAGCGGATTCCGCTGCTGCTGAAGACACCGGCGGCGGTTCGGTTTGTGAGTTGCGAACCCTTGATTTCCCCTGTCGATGTGTCACAATATATCAGAGGTTACAAACCGTATGAAGGAAGCGGAGCGATCATTTTTAGCGCTGATGCAGATCGGTGTCTTTTCGATGGAGGCGGACGGCCAGATATGGAGACATCGCAGGCTAGTGGGGGGGAGCCACGTCGGAACACCTCCAGCGTGGAGGGACATCGCGAGAGTTCGGGCGGAAAAGTCAACGAGCAACGGATACCCCACGATCTTCTTCAACGACGGAGTGGACGGGAAGCGAAAGAAGGTGTGGGCGCACCGAATCGTTTGGATGATAGCGAACAGATCGGATATTGCGCCGGGCCTGGAAATCAACCACAAGGACGGCATACGGAAGAACACATCGCCCTCGAACCTGGAAACAGTAACCCACTCACAGAACATGATTCACGGTTGTCGGGTGCTGGGGAGGAAAGGGAAGTCCGCATCCGGCGAGACCAATCCGGCGGCCCGATTGCGGGTGAGCGATGTCTTACAAATCAGGGCGCTTGCGGGCAAGATACCGCAGTCGCAGATGGCTGCTATGTTCCACGTGAACCAGGGGACAATTTCAGCGGTCATAACGAAGAAGTCATGGGCGCATCTGGAATCTCGCTGATAATCGTCGGTTGCGAGAGCGGGCCGGGGGCGCGGCCGATGGATGAGAACTGGGTGCGCTCAATCCGCGATCAGTGCGTGGACACCGACGTGCCGTTCTTCTACAAGCAACGGCTGGAGAATGGCCACAAAGTATCGCTGCCCCTACTCGATGGTCAGCAGTGGGCACAGTTCCCGGAGGCGCCCGATGCCAAGGAGGGCGAGGAGGTAAGCGAATGACAGATGAATTCTCTGGGCTTGAGGAGAACTGCCGTTTAGTTCAGATCGGCGGCAACTTCGTATATGGGGAACCAGACAAGATCCTATCGATGATCTATGAGATACGGCGCTTGCGCGGCATATTGGATAATGTTCGGGTGGTTGATCGATTTCATGCTGAAGATGAATACAATCAAGAGATGAAAAGTCAAGCGTGTAAGGAGCGCGGCGATGGAAGATAACCCTGGAATTCAGGCGTGCATGAGACTGAACGCTAAACTGACAAAACGTGTGGAGTTACTGCGGGTAGCGTTGGAGCGCATACACGAAGGAGCTACCCGGCGGTTAACTGTACCGCGAGATTACAGCGCTGATTATTACGCATTCACGGCCATAGCGACTACCGCCGAAGATGCGCTTGCGGAGGCACCCGATGCCAAGTAACGCCGCAGGCCCGTGGCACAAGTTCGACGCCCAGGACAAGGCGACGTGGCCGGAGGCAGGCGTCAGGTACCTGGTTTGGCTTGAATCGAATTATGCAATCACGGCCCACTTTTTTAATGGCAACGTATGGATCGGCGTAAAGGGCGTGACGCACTGGGCCGAGATCCTTCCGCCGGAATCGAGTGGCGAGTAATGCCAGCACCAACACTCGGCGGCGGTTGGCGGCAGACGCTTCTCGCACTGGAGGAGGACTGGGATTCATATGGCGCTGTGTCTATAGCTGTCACTGCGCTTGAGACACTGGCGGGATTCTCCGTCGTCCCATGCTCGTCGGGCGGTATCCAGTTGGAAGTCCATCGTGACGGCTACGACATTGAGATTGAGATTGACGCAGCGGGGCGCATCGTTAGAGCGGTGGTGGGCCACGAAGCGCCGGAATCGAGCGCGACGCAGGAACGGGAGGGAAGATGAAGCGTTTACCGTGGGGGCATAAGTCGCGACATTGCGTTTTCTGTGGGTTGGTGGGGCCGCGAGTACCTGTGCTGGGGGGCTATGCGCATCGGCGCTGCATTCAAGAACCGATGAAAGATTCCCCAAGGCCACCATTAAAGAGAGCCCCAAAGACCACGGGCAGCGGCTACGCGATTGCGGAGGGAAGATGACCCACGCGACCCTGCTCTCTGACCGGTCCGCCGTGCGCCGCGCCTACGTGGGGGTGACGGCATGAGCGACTGGAAAGTTATCACCCCCGGCCCGAAGCTCGGGCAAGCCCCAATGAAGGGCGGTCGTTTTCTCGTTGAAACGCGATCAGGTATAGAAGTTGCTCAGGTACGCTGTGAGGAACACGCTCGCCTAATTGCCGCTGCCCCAGCGTTACTGGACGCTTTAAGGCAGTACATGGGATTTTGCGGGAATACCTGCTACTCGGTTCCCCGTGAAGTCGCCAAGATGTTGTACGACAATGCCGAAGCTGCTATTAAGGAAGCGGAGGGCGGGGTATGAGAATTTATGCTTATGTGACCACTGAATCAGTCCGCGAAGGACCGGCAAAGCTACCGGGCGCAGAAGTCAACGGGAAGCCCGTCTCAAAACATGGTGATTACTGGGCCTGGACGAGAGGCAAGCGGGCTACGCTGAAGATCATTGCCGATCCGAAGTCGCTCGGCTGGCGATACCGCACCGCTCGGAGAGTTGCGGAACTGTGGGGGTGGACGCGATGACGAAAGCAAATCCCATACCTAAACATCAGTGGACGCATATCGGCGACAAGGTTCTTGTCGTGCGTCAATGCGCTCACGACGTGGGCCGCTACATTTGGTATCGGGCCTGGGTATGAGCGATGAGCGAGAAACGGATGCGTGATTCGATGGACGCGCCAGAGTTTCCCTACGACGACGAGGGGCGCTGCCCTTACTGTGGTGCGGCCTCAGATGAGGACTGCATCCCAGAGAGCCATTGTGATGACCTTGATGATCTTGATGATGTGTAGTTGGGGGAGGAGGAGGGAAGATGAGAGTAGATCCTGCCGCGACATACCGACTGCTGGAAGCCGTCGAGGAACTCTACCGCCAGCACGCCAAACTTCAAGAGATGCGGCGCAATGTGAAGCCTTGTACGGAATTTAGTTCCGGAGATAGAGAAACCGGGGACTACGGAACGCCCGCGTGCGACATCCACAAGGACACCGACGAGATGTGTGAGAACTGTCTTATCAAGGCAGCGCAACTCTCGGCTTTCAAGGTGGCGAAACGGAAGCGCGCTTTGGCACAACGCCGAATCCTGCGATGGGCCGAGCGGCACGTAAAGACACCCTACGAACGTGAGACGTGGCGCAACTCACTGGCGTGCTGGAAAAAGGTGGCTGGCAAATGACCCACGCGACCCTGCTCTCTGACCAGGATGCGAAACAAATGAAAGGACAGAAATGAACATAGACGATCTGACCATCAAGCAGGCCCGCGAACTGGTTGCGATGTTCGCGACAAGCCCAACGATCAACCCCAAACCAGTGCATCCGATGCTCGGCAAACGCTGCCTTGTGCGGACCTACAGCGCCGGAGTGCATATCGGCGATGTGGTGTACGTCGATGGCATGGAATGTAAGCTGGAGAATGCGCTTCGACTGTGGAAGTGGGAAGGTGGCGGCTTGTCGCTGTCGGCGGTCGCAAACAACGGGATTTCTGGCGGCAGGCTGAACAAGACTGGCGAAGTCTACCTGACGAACGTAATTGAGTTCATCCCGACGACCAAGATGGCAGAGGCGACGTATGAGCGATTTATCGAAGATCGTCGCTAGGCATCGCGGCGACGGCTCCGGCTACGGCGACGGCTACGGCGACGGCTACGGCGAAGGCTCCGGCTACGGCGACGGCTCCGGCTACGGCTACGGCGACGGCTCCGGCTACGGCTACGGCGAAGGCTCCGGCTACGGCTACGGCGACGGCTACGGCGACGGCGACGGCTCCGGCGAAGGCTCCGGCTCCGGCTCCGGCTACGGCTACGGCGACGGCTCATGACGCAGGCAATGCTCCAGTCTGACCAGGATGCCGTGCGCCGCGCCTGCGTGGGGGGGGAGGACGATGAACTACGCTGAGTTCCTAGCATCGAAACGTATCTTGTCTGAGCCGTGCGGATTTGAGGTAGCAGAATCAGATATTAACCCGATGCTGTTTCCGTTTCAACGGGATATCTGCCGATGGGCGCTACGCGGCGGCAAGCGGGCCGTCTTTGCGCACACGGGGCTTGGCAAGGGGCCGATCCAGTTGGAGTGGTGCAGGCACGTCTGTCTGCACACGGGTGGCAACACACTCATCCTGGCCCCACTGGCAGTATCGCAGCAGTTCAAACGGGAAGCCGCAAAGTTCCACATCGCGGTGACGCTTTGTCGCGATCAGTCCGACGTGCGGCCCGGGATCAACGTCACAAACTACGAGCGCATGGGGCTGTTCGATCTGCGTTCATTCGCTGGCGTGGCGATGGACGAATCGAGTTGTATCAAGGACTGGACCTCAAAGACAACCAAAGACCTGATAGAACAACTAGCCGAAACGCCGTTCAAGCTCTGCTCCACGGCGACCCCGAGCCCGAACGACCACGCCGAACTGGGAACCCACGCCGAACTATTGGACGTGATGCGGCGCTCCGCCATGCTGGCGATGTTCTTTGAGCACGATGGCGGCGAGACGGCCAAGTGGTCGCTCAAGGGGCATGGACGCCGACCGTTCTGGAAGTTCGTAGCTTCGTGGGCCGTCTGCCTACTCAAGCCATCCGACCTTGGATACGACGACGAAGGATTCAATCTACCGCCCCTGCACCTCCAAGAGCACATCGTGGAAGTAGACCAAAGCATCAGCACGGATGGGATGCTTTTCAGATGCCCGGACATGAGCGCGACGGGCCTCCACAAAGAGATGCGTCTGACTTGCGACGACCGGGCGCGTAAGGTTGCAGAACTTGTACGAGAGAAGCCCGACGAACAGTGGATCATCTGGTGCAACACGAACTACGAAGCCGACGCCATGCGGGCGGCGCTCCCTGAAGTCGTCGAAGTGCGCGGGTCTGATTCGCAGGAAAAGAAAGAGTCCGGAGTAGTCCAATTCTTAGATGGAGACATCCACTGGCTGCTCAGTAAGCCTGAAATCTTCGGCTACGGCTTAAACCTTCAGTGCTGCTGTAATATGGCTTTCGTCGGCCTCTCGTATTCGTTTGAATCTATGTTCCAAGCGATCCGCCGATGTTGGCGCTTCGGGCAGGCGCATCCCGTCAACGCCCATATCATAGTGGCCGAAACAGAGGGCGGCGTACTCTCGACCATCCGGCGCAAGGAAGCGCAGTACGAAGAACTACAGCAAGAGATGAATGTCGCCATGCGCGAGGAGCAGCTTGCCGCGCGGCATAAGGCAACGAGATACGACCACGAAACAGAAATGGAGATTCCGGAATGGCTGATATCGCAAACGGCGTGAAGGTAATAAACCAAGTGATTACGGAAGAGTACGCCATTTACCAGGGCGACTGCGTTGAAGTAATGCGCGGGATGCCCAACGACAGTGTTCATATGAGCGTGTTTTCCCCGCCGTTTGGTTCCTTGTACTCATACACGGACGCGCAGCAGGACATGAGCAATGTCCGCGACTACAAGGAGTTCTTTGCCGGATTCGATTTCATGGTGCGCGAACTTCACCGGATTATGATGCCCGGTCGGCTGGTCGCATTCCACTGCATGCAGATCCCAGCCATGAAGGAGCGCGACGGATACATTGGGCTGAAGGACTTTCGTGGCGATCTGATCCGGGCGTTTGAGAAGTACGATTTCATCCACCATTCCGAGGTGGTGATTTGGAAAGATCCACTGATCGAGGCCACGCGGACCAAGGCGCTCGGGTTGATGCACAAACAACTTGTGAAGGATTCGGCCATCTGCCGAGTCGGAAGCCCCGATTATCTCGTAGTGATGCGCAAGGATGGCGACAATCCCGAGCCAATACCGCATGCCCCTTCGGGCTTCAACCGCTGGATTGGACGGCCCGAAGACGAACCCAAGGCCGAAAAAAAGATCGGTTCGGCAGTGAACAAGTATTCGCACTATGTCTGGCAGCGCTACGCTTCGCCGGTTTGGTTCGACATCAATCCGAGCGACACGCTACAGCGCACCAGCGCTCGCGAAGACGACGATTCCCGGCACATCTGCCCGCTTCAACTGACAGTGATCCGGCGTGCGATTGAACTATGGAGCAACCCCGGAGACATCTTATTTTCGCCGTTTGCCGGGATCGGATCGGAGGGCTATGTGGCACTGGAGGAACGACGTCGGTTTGTAGGGGCCGAATTGAAAGAATCTTACTACAACCAAGCTTGCCGGAATCTTGAAGCCGCGTTGAAATTGCGAGACCAAGGAACGCTCTATGGCGGAGATTGAGGATGAACTCGCCCGCTGCGTCCGCGAACAGGAAGCAGTGAAAGTATACCTGGACAGCGACGGACCAGACAAGGACGGGGCGTGGAAGGGATTGACGGATTGGCTCATGGAAGAGGCGCTGATTCGATTGGGGGCTCTATGACCCCCTC